AGTATCCTCCTCCATATCCACCGCCACCTGACGATCCACCACCTGATCCCGAAGACCCGCCACCACTAGGAGGACTACTAGGAGGAGGAGTATAAGGTTGTTGAGTTGACGGCTGTGATGGTTGAGTCGTTTGCTGAGGTGTAGTTGTATCACTTGTGTTAGACTCACTCGTTGTAGTGGTGTCGGGAACATCTGTCTGTGGAGTTGTTGATTCTGTCTGTGGGGTTGTTGGTGAAGTAGTTGTTGATTGTGTATAAGTCACTGGGGCAGCTTGACCGAGACTTTCTTCTTTCGTATTGTATATGGTAGCATGTGGTGTGGATACATGTGTTGCACCAACCATCTTACGTCCTGTTGTGGGGTGAACATGGAAATCACCATAGTAAGGATTACCATTTACCCAACCAACTTGTGTCTTAGGTAAACTATAAACACAGTCTACCACATTTACTACAAGAGTTCCAGCACTAGGTCTTTCACCTATGTCTGAAACGAAGTCTGGACTATATGTAACAACTGGAAGAAGTTTCGCTCCCAATCCTGTTTTTGTATTTATTGTCACTGGAGGAATCACAGCATGTTTATCTTTGCAGTTTATATTTCTAATACCAACTATAGATCCAGCAGGTGTTAACAAGAAATCAAAAGTACACTGTCCCACTTGGCCAGTATCTCCAGAAGTATATCCAATTCCAGGCTTCTGTGGTATTAAATTAGTTACAATACCAACTGCCTGTGTACCAATTCCAGCAACTCCTCTTGTAGTGAAGTTGTAAGTGTCTGTTCTCGCCATACCAGCAAAGTTATTATCATTCAAGTCTTTAAATGATCCCTCTGTCATAGAGATAAAGTATTCTGTATTTGACTTAAAATCTTTGCTTGGATCTATCTTTATAATTCTATCTGATAAGAATGATATTCTGTCATTATCTGTTACAGGAATAGTCTCATGCACGGAATTACTGGTAGTCTCTGTAATAGTAATACTACCAACACCCTTTACTATTGGTTCATTAAATGTAACTGACAGGGATGCACTCGTTTGAACTCCAACAGCATCATCAGCAGGGGTGGTAAATGTTATGAATGGTGCGATAGTATCTAAGTTAGTTCCATCACTTCCAACACCAACTGTTATACCTATGCCAGGCCCTTCTGTAACAGGATACTTAGGTGGAACTACGTTAGTTGATGGGCAATATCCTTCTCCAGGCGTTAACATATACACATCAACAACAGACCCATTTTCATCTATCACTGTCTTTGCCTTTGCACCTCCACCATTATTAGTTTTGTCAATGATAGAAACAACTGGTGGAGTAGTATATCCAAATCCTTTTTCTATTATCTGTAATGTCAATATACTTCCGTCAACAGATGATACTATAGGAATCATTGCAGCAGTTTTAGTTCCATCACCATATACCTCTACTTTGGGTGGGATACAATCTGGCCATATGAAACCTGGCGGCACACTGTCTGAAAGATCATCTTGATTCTTTGGATTATTTGTTGTATCATTACAATTAGCCAATGCTGGTAAACCACCATTAATTAAACTTAATACTGAAAATTTTTGTCTGATTCCAAGTTTATCTGTAGAGAAATCACCAATTCCTTCTAGATCAATACTTGATAATAAATTAGAATTATCTATTATAGATTCAAATGATAACTTGGGTTTCTTTCTTAATCCACCTTTTTGTGACCAATCTTCATACTCTTTACATTGCAAAGAATCACACTCTAGGAAAGACATCAGTGAGTCTGTGAAACTTGTTACTTTATCTAATAAACTACCTATACCTCCTAAAGATCCTGTTAACCAATCTAATCCCTGTGTAATTGGTGCTAATCCAGCCTTGATAGCGTCATTGATTCCAGCCATCAATACCCCTACTGCCTGTTCTATGGCACAAATAGCTCCATTCAATGCACCATTCCTAATCAAGTCTTTAAATAAATCTTTAACTGTTTCTTTAAGATCTAACCCTATCTTTTCAAATACACAAAATATCACATCCGTAATTCTCTTGAATGCCGATACTACTGGTGTCTTTTGAGCCTCTTGAACTTCTACTCCTATAAAATCTCTATATCTCTTAGAAAGGTATGCAGTTATCTTATCTCTAAGAGTAACAACAATCTTCCTCATTGCTCCAGTGGCAAGTTTTGAGGCTCTATTAATCTCCTTGTCTATATCCACAAGAAGATTTCTCGATGTGTCTACCCATTCATCTGCATACTGGGTAAGACTGTTGACTGTTTTTAGAAAACTACCTATTGTATGTGTGACTTCACTAAGAGCATCATTACCTTTATCACAAGCGTTAGACATGGTAACAGTCTCGGCTGCACCCCTGTTAGAGAAAGCACCTTCAACTTGAACTGCCTTACTTGATCCTTCAAGTAAATTAGCAGAAACTGTATTACCTGATGGAGTTTCTTTATCTTTTAATCCACCAACTCCTTTATTTGCATTTTCTTTTGGTGTATTACCTCCTTCCTTATCTTCCTGTAAGGGTAGACTTGTAGGGCCACTCACCCCTGCCTCTCTACCACTTAGAACACCAAAGACATTTTCTGAACCAACATCATCCTCTAGTGGTGGGGTGTTTTTTGGCCCTAGTGAGTTGATAGTTCTTGCTAATGCACCAAATATAACTGGTTGCTGTCCTTCTTCTCCATCTAAAAAGAAACCAAATACAGTCTCTCCTCCCATCATTCGGGAACTGTCACCCATATTTGCCTGACCAGACCCAGATGTTGCATCTACCAACACATGAGCCCAAGGCAAATCTTCATCTGACAAGATGCTCTCGTCAAATGGATGGTATCCTATTATTCTAACTTTACACCTAAACGCCCATCCAGCATCCGTATCTGTAGCTTCGTTACGCCAAACACTAGGTTCAGCAACTCGGCCTATCCACCATACGAATCCATCTCGGCCAACAAAGTTGGTCTTTAGTAGGGCACTGTCTAACATTAGTCGTCATAAACCAAACATTCTGGTTCATCTGGGTGCATATCACAGAATAATTCTAGTGCATTAGGGTCATGATGATCCCCTGCTGCGATCTCTTCTTTATGATGTTCTGCATATTCTTCTAATTCATGCAATTCTTCCTTAGCATGTCTGCGAGCTGCAGGGCTTGCTAGTGGATCTTCTGCAATCTTCTTGTCTTTTTCGATGTGTTTTTCTATACTTTCCATAGTTTCTCCTTATGTGAGCCCATATGAATCTCTTACGAGATTTAGGGCGGTTATGTTTTTTCCTTCAGATAATTGAAAGTGATGTCGTAAAGAACGTATTAAATAAAACCCACTGAGTTCTTGATCAAGTTCTTTATTCTGACTTTGCAATGGCCCTGACACTGGAATTTCAACTCTAATGATATCTCCAGCTCTTAAGTTAATGTTACATGGTACATTAATATTTAGGGACTGTTGGAACAGCAGTGTATAGCGAGAAAACGCTTTTGCCATATCAGCATCGGATCTGCCAGACCCTTCCACGTTGTCATCTTGATTAGGTTCTAAATTTGGAGTTAACATGCCTGTGTCTCCAATCCTAACTAAAACTCTAGAAGCATTCTTACTAACATCACCAGCTGGTATAGGAACATCCCTTCCAGCAACTGACACTCCATCTTTCTCTACTTCTTCTCTTAATGAGTGTGGTATTGCCTTTGTAGTCCAGTCTAACGGATTATAGAAATATGTCAAGTTTGAATATAATCCAACTCTTAAATTTTTCTGTAAATTGGTTGCAGAATCCATCATGTAACTGAGGATCTGAAAATTATTTTCTGGATTTGGAGATGAGTCAATCAGACTACTACCAGTATATGTTTCTATTGCTCTTGTTGGTGATTGTTTTGACTGAACTTTTTTAGATTCCAACTCTCCTGTCTGTGCCAATAATCCATCTACAGATTTAAACTTGTAACCATCATACGTTTCGTAGAAGAAGAATCCAGAAGTTCCTCCAGCCTTTCCTTCCTTCAATGGTTGTGCTTTAGGGCATAACCAACTCAAAATGTAAAATGGTTTTCTGTTATTACCTATGAATGAGTATGGTGTACTAGAATCTTCGATCTCCACTCTCTCATTAAATTCTTCCTTACTAATATTAAATATGTTTGGATCTTGGAGAATGTCTGCAACATGGGCACTTATGTTTGCCTTTTCATATTTTTTCTGACATCTAGTGGTTTCATTCATCAGATTTTCTAAAGAACTCAAGGCTAAGGTAAATGATTCCTCTCCCTCTTTCTTCCTAACATCTTGAATGGCGGTAACATACAAGGGATTAGAGAATCCCTCATTTTCACCAAATGTCAGTTTACCATTTCCAGTACCAAACGTAAGATCTACTCTCTCATACCCCCTGATTGGAAGTCTACTTAACATATTAGTAGTATCACTTAAAGTAATATAGGCGGTTATAGCTGGTGATAATAGATCCTCATAGTAATCAAATTTTATTACCTTATCGAGAATACTTTCAGCAGTCAGTTTTGAAGATTCAGAATCTTTCTTATCCCCTGCAAACTGAATCTCCTCATCTACTGTGATGTCCGCTTTTATAAAATTAACTTTTTTAACGTTCGTCATGATGCACCTAACTCTGTGAATAGAAATGCCGACATAACCTCTCCCTCAGTAGCACCCATTGATACATCTGGTTCTGGAACTACTGGTGGTTTTCCAGTTCCAACACTTCCTGTAACTTGTTGTGGTTGTTGTGGTATAGGCATAGGTATTATAATAGGAGCAGATTGTTGTGATGTAGTTTCGGAATCTGAATATTCTGAGATACTATTCAACACTCCTCCCATTGAATATGGTTTAACACCATTTATCTTCAATAAACCCCCCTCAGATTTATTTTTAACATTCTGCATTAGTTTTTGTTGTCTTTCTTTCTTTTCAGCTGCTTTCTTCTGAACTTTAGCATAATTTATAGTGCCTGGAACGAAAGAGTTTAGGTGTTCGGTCATCGCTGGTATATTATACTCTCCTGTCCTTTGATTTTTGAATCTTTCAAGATCTTTAAATGTTTTTTTAAACTCTTTTAAGGCCATTTTCACCTCTTTGTCGATACTTACACCAGAAACTTCTTTAACTGTAGAAGCACCCTCCGTCATGTATTTCTCCACCATTCTAGCTACATCTCCCCATTTCTCTGCAACCATCTTTCCTACATTAGGGAAGTATGTTCCATCAACTAATTGCATAACATTATCTGGGCCAAGTTGATTTGCAAGAAATTCATACTGTTCTTGAGGTGTCATTAAAGATGATTTCCTTTCTACTTTCAAAGGGCCACCGCCAGTACCTACGGTTGTTCTAGATAGTTCTTCAGAATACTCATATTTTTTTCCTTGAAGATCAAGTCCTGTTTTTGCAGCGTTCTCATGGACTTTATCGATGCCCGAGTATTTGTATAGTTCAGAATCTTTATCTAACAGAGGAGCTCCAAAAACTTTATCTGGATTCATTCCACCAGCACTAAAACTCTTGAAGCCCATTGCTGCAGCTTCTTTCTGTCTCCTCTCCATCAACTTAGGATCTTTTCTGGTATCAGGAGTGTCTATTGGTATGATGAAGGCACCATTACCATCTTTTTTCTGACGAACTTCTTCAGTACCATGACCAATAAAGTCAATTTTCTTTCCATCTAATGATACTGGATATCCTTCCTGAGGCCCTTGAATAATACCACCCTTTGAGGCCTTTGGAAGTTCTTTTACTTTTTCCTTATTTTTAGTTATCTTAATTTGTATCTCTTCGTACTCAACAGAATCTCTACCATATACTGATTGTATCTGTTTTCTCTGTTTCTCTAGTTGGAGTCTTTCTTTAGCCAGCTCTTTTCTTTCTCCCTCTAACTCATTCAATACAGGTTTAGTATCATCATCTTTTACAGACTTAGCTGCCGAAACTGTATCAGGTTTCTTGTCAAGAACATTTTTCTTGAGTCTTACCTTTAAATTATCAACTGCCTCTTCAAATTTTTCAGCATTTTGAGGAGTTATATTAACATTTCCCTTCCTTTCGACTTTTTTACCTGACTGTAATTCTTGTTGATCCGAAGATGCTTGGTTCTTTGCTTTATTAATTTCTCTAAAGTCAGTTGTCTCTGTTCCATCCTCCAAAACAACAGTAACTGGGCCTGTTTGACCCTGAGAAGTGATTGATGTTGTAGTCGTTTTAGTATACTTTCTTCTTGAATCTAATCCACTTCCTGGCATATTTCCCTTTACTGAGGCTCCAGTGGGTCTTATATTTTTAATATCTTCTATCTTTTTTTTGTCAAGTTTCTTTCCTGTTTCTCTAGTTTCTTCAAGAGCTGCAATTCCTTTCTCTCTTATCTTTTCTTCTTCTTTTATGTCTGCAATTAGTGCTTTCTCATCTCCTTCATATTCAGATTCAAGATCTATAGGTTCATTCTTTTTTACTTCATTACCTCTACGAAATAAAAGTGGTAATCCTAATATTAGACCTACACTAGCATCAGCAAGATATGAGGCCAATCCACCTCCCTTTTCCTCTTTGCCTTGTGGCATATTTTTGACAAAAACTTTAGCCTTAGTAACCTTTGCTTCATCTGGTATCTTACCGCCACCCAAACCTTTTGCGGCTTTACCCAGAAAGTTTTTGAACGAATTAATTTTGGACTCAGCCGCATCAACAGCGCCCTGTGCATCCTTTTGTACTTTAACTTCGGAATTAGATGTTGCCATTAAATTGCATCCACTATGTTAAATGTAGATTTTGAATGTAGAACATGCATGTTTCTCAAATCTACAGCAATTAAACCAGGCACACTATTTGTTGGTACTACAATCTCTCTTTCCATTTTATTTGAACCCGAAGTTTTTGCACCACCCATTGATAATAAAGCAGCGCCTTGCGATCCTAATCCACCCAAACCAGCTTTAGGTTCAACAGAAGCGCCTGCATTACCACCACCTATTCTAGCTGGTGTAGATATTGCCTTGGTCATGATGGTTTTTAATTTCTTCTGATCTTCATTTGGGAAGATTCTTGGGTCTACTTCTTTCTGATCGCCACCACCAAACAAACCACCCATAAAAGAACCTAGTCCACTACCAATTTTAGAACCAAGGCCACTAATTCCACCTACCAAACCACTCATCAATCCCTTGAGATTAAGGTCTGGTATTTGGAAAGCACCTTTCATAAACTCACCTCTTACGTTCTTTTGTTTGTCACCACTAAAGTTACCTCCTTCTCTTCCTCTATCCTTAGCTCCAGTTCCCCTGACATTTTTCTTTTCGTCTTTTGGTGGTTTACCTTTGTTTTTATTATATTCTCTTGTTTCTGCAAGAATGTAATTAACAAATTGTTCTGTTGTTAATGTAGATAAGAAGGTCATTTCTGGGCTTCTTCCCATTCTTGATAGATTATATCTCTGGAAACCTTTGCGGCTGTCGAATAGACCCTTTCTTTTCGGTTTTGTATCCATGAATACTTCACGGCCATATGGATTACCAGGCCCAGTATCTTCAACCGTACCACCAGCATCAATAAATGCTTTGTAAGTTTTTTGTTTTGGTATAGGTCTTGGTTTAAATGGTTTTTCTTTCTTTTTCCCTACGAGTTTACCTTTAGAAGCTAATGGAATTGGACTATCCAAAGGTTCTGCCTCTACGTTTTTTGGTTTACTAAAGTTCAGTACACCATCGAGTTTAGATATAATACCACTGAAAATATCATCTGTCTTTCCTTCTGTTTTACTTACTTTGTCTGTGTCTTGTTTCTGTTCTAATTTCTTTTTCTTTGCTTTCGCCTGAATATCCTGACTTCTTTTTAACCCTGCCCCAGCAGTATTGGCCATCAAACCAGCGGTTGCGACCTTGGCTACAGCTGGTAAAGCGATCATTGCAGCACCAGCTACAGCAAGACCTTTAAATACATTACCTATTAATCCACCGCCTTTCTTTTTCTTACCTTTCTTTGCTTTGGATAACTTTTCAACAAAATCAACCGCTATTTTCTCTGCTTTCTCAAGAAAATCAACAGTCTCTTCCATATTTTTCTGCATACCAACAAGACCACCAGCAAATCCTTGTAAAGACTTTAGCCCACCATCAAATATTTTACCCAAGAATTTTTTAGGATCAAATGAATCTACTTTCTCTTCTATTTTATTTGATATCTTTGGAATTAAATTCTGAACTCTGGACTCTACAAGTTTATTAATCTTCCTAATACCACCATCTTTAAGATCTGGTCTGATCGGTTTGATTTTTGGTAATACAGACTTTAATCCACCACTTCCTCTTATTCCACCTAAATTATTACTTGCCGTTCTGGTTGATACTATCTTATTAACAGCACTATTTTGTACAAATTTTGACTTCTTGGTGACTTTAGACACACCTTTGGCAAAATTCATAACTGCTAATGCTTTTCCACCAAATCTAGCCATTGCGTGCTTGTCCCTCTCGAGCTCTTTGTTTTAGTTGTTCCTCTTCAATATGAAGTTTGAGTAGTCCCACATAGACATCCCTCTCCCACGGAGGCATATTCTCTATTTCCCATAAACTATATTTATGGTACTGCATGAGGGCAAAATTGATTTTGAAGTATGTCTCTAGATCAACATGAGACATACTTAGGCGAAAAAATCCGATAGCCCCTCTAATACTACTGTGTTTTTCTTTTTAGTGTTGGGATTAACTACCTCTAGTGTATGTGATAATTTAGGCATAGTTTCAAAGAATTTCTCAATCTTTTGAAACTGTTGTGAAGTCAAAGACTCTACCCACTCTTTCAGTTCTTTTTTAGTACATTCAGTTGCTGAGAACATTTCCTCATCATTATAAACCATATCAATAGTAGATGCTATCATTTCAAATGATTTTTCAACAACATCTTTCCCTTCATCAGGGCCAAAAGTATTGTCTACAAACTGACTTAATGATGGGTACTTCATTTTTACGGTATAACCATCAGCTAGTTCAATGTCTGGTGAATGATCTTTAGATTTAGTGACTTCAATATCATCAATATTAACTGTCACAGGAACCTCTGTCTCTCCATCATCTCCACAGGTGACAAGTAATTCTATAGTCTCACCTACAGATTTGGCACGAACATTTAAAAATAAGTATTCAATGTCAAAACTAGGTAGTTGATCAACTTTGACTCCTTTTGTTATAACACATTCTTTTAGAACCTGTTTTACAGCATTAGTAATTTCTTTGCTATCTTGTGATTCAAGAGAAAGTATGAGAATCTTTTCTTCTTTTACAAGGAACGGTCTGTATTTGATTGTTTTCCCTGTTGAGGGTAACTTCAATTCATACTCAGCCGTTGTAATTTTTGGTAAGGGCATAATAAGTAATTATTCTTTATTATTTAGAGGGTTAATTTGACGCTTATTTACCAGGCCCGAATATGTTACTCTTCGGTACGTTATTTTCCATTGAATTATCGGCATTGACTACACTTGTGAGTCCCTTAGTTGGGGTATCTGGCGCTGGCATTCCTTGATTATTAACAATATAGTACCTATCGTATGAAAAGTCAACTACAACCTGTATCATTGAAGCTGATGAGTAGTTAAGAGGTATGTCTTGTATTGAAACTGGAAAAGCATTCACGAAATTATAGGAAAGAGCATCTGGTTTATACTCTTTACCAGCGTTAGGGCCCATATCGTGATAAGATTTACCTTTCTGTTTTTTAGTTCCAAAAGTTCTTATCTCATGCCCAAAGGTGGGATCTTTTCTAATATCCTTTATAAACACTTCGTCTTTCAGCTCTGGATCGTAATTTCTTTCAAATTTTGTAATTTTTATATTTCTTTTGTAATCGTATGGATATCTTTGCCTATGAAAGGCATATCTCTCACCATGATTAGGGTATCCGCCTGGATATCCCTGTGTATGTTTGATCCCCTCTTGTGTAATATACAAAGGATTCATAAAGTTCATCCACTCTTGAAATAATTTTAATATTTTATAATCATTAGCTAAGTAAAAAGATATCGATATATCAGTATACTGTCTCTGTGTTGCAAATCTCTCTCTAATACCCTGTCTACTTCCTATTTCCTGTGCAACAGACATTGATGTTCCAGGCAACATTGCTTCGTTTGCTAATAATTCATATCTCTCTTTATCTCCCTGATCCATCAATCCACATGATGTAAGCCACTGACTTAGATCATTTGCATTTTTTTCCTTTTCATATACACTAGCTGAAGCAGATTCCAACTCAACTGGGAAAAAATCTTTAGGTTCTGCTCCTATTGTGGCAAAGTCCAATTCAATTTTAAAAAAGTTCGATAGGGCAGGAGCTCCCAATGCGGATCTAAACTGGTCTAAATCTTTTACTAACTTATCATCGCTAAAATAACTTTTCTGTTGCCTGGCCATCTAAATAAAAATATGACTTATCATACTATGTATATGTCTTATAAAGGAAAATTTAGACCAAAACATGTAAAAAAGTATAAAGGTGATCCCACTCAGATCGTTTATAGGTCATTATGGGAGAAAAAGTTTATGCAATATTGTGATCTTACTGAAAGTATAAGTCAATGGCAATCTGAAGAATTCTGGATTCCATATAAGAATCCCATAGACAATAGAGTACACAGATACTTTCCAGACTTCTTTATCAAGTATAAGGATGCCAATGGTAAGAGTAGATCAGTTGTAGTTGAAGTTAAACCTAAAAAACAAATTAGAGAACCTAAAAAGAATCCAAAGAGGAAAACTCAAGCATGGTACTACGAGGTTAAAACATGGGTCGTAAATCAAGCAAAGTGGGAAGCAGCAAAACAATTCTGTGCTGATAGAAAATATGAATTCAAACTCATGACAGAAGACGATTTAGGTATTTCACATGATCGCAGACGATATTAAAGAACAGGCTGGTATTGAACTGAAGCCCGATGCATGGTACGTTGGTGCTTTGGAAAGATCATTAATAGAAGTCCAACAAAGAATGGGAAACACTTTTGATCAGGGTGGTGTTAAACAAGGTGATTTGTTTTTCTTCTCATATAATACTGCATCACCACAATATTTGGCATTTTGGGACGTTCAACCCTTAGCAGTCATAGTAGGATTTTTTGAAGATGGCTTCTTGGGATGTAATCTACATTACATAAATCCAGATTATCGTGATGTAATTGCAAATAACCTACTAAATAGTCGTGGAGAATCCCCAATTCCTAAAAACAGCATACATAGATATAAGTATTCTGGTATCAGAAGTATGTTCAAAGTTCCTCGTGATGAGGATTGGGCAGCTATATCATTACTACCTACTGAACAATTTGTAGATCAAAGGGGTATGAGGTATCCCAAATATAAAGCATTTAACGCTCGTCACCAAAGGAGAAAAAGAAAGTGAGTCTGCCTTATAATCAAGTTAAAGGAAATACTTTAGTAACTTCCACATTAGAAGGAGGACAGGAGCAGTCTATCATTATTGAATTTGACAGAGGAGGCAAAATAGATAATATTATATACAACGGTGAGAAACTTGATTATAGAAGTAAAAAATTTTTACAATTGATAGATAGTGATCAGAATATACAGGCTGGTTTATATCATTACCATAAAGAAAAAAAGCTTATAGATACGAATCAGACTTTCCTGTTTGATCAAGACCCAGAAGATTATTTGTCGGCAAACGTAGAAAAAGACTGGAAAGACTGGAACACAGACGGTAATCCGTTTCCAGGCACAGAATTTTCTGAAAGTCTGACCACAGCAATTGGAAGCTCATATACAGAACCAATAGACAATAGTGAATTTGGAGAAGAGATTAAGATAGATCAACCCATTACTCAAAGAGATAAAGATGGTAATGTCACAAATTACAAGGTTTTCTACAGTGAAACTGACGGAACAACAATTCGTGCTGTTGATGCAAATGGTAAAATAAAACCAGGCGTTCCACCAATATACAAGGATGGCGTTTATGATATGAGTCAGATAACAAGTAACTTAAGTATCTTTGTACCAGCAGATCAAAGATGGAATGGGGCTGAGCTGGAAAATATTCACAGAGAAGTACAATCAAAAGTTATAAATCATATCGATGCTGTTGCACCAGGCGTAGTAAAGGGACAATGGTTACTCGATAATGATGGAAGGAATCCAGAATCTTTGAAAACTTTCAGAACTGAGAAAGGATTGAACTCATTCATAGAAGATGTGATGTGGGGTAGCAAGGAGAATTTTGGTAAGAGTAAAGTTAATGCTGGAAATGGGCCAGGATATGATGGTGCATCTGGTCAAGGTCAAAGATTGATGAGTTACACCAACAAAGTATTTGCTGGTTCAGATGAAGCCAATTCAATGTTCAAAAAGATAGTAAAGTATCCTATGGATATGGCTAACAATATGGATCACATGTTTATACAATGTTATTCATATCGTGCTCCATACGCAAAAACCTTTGATGGTCAATTTGGTAAAGGCCTTGGAAATCCTGTAGTAGCTGCTGGCGGTAGAGAGAGTGGTTTAGCATTTGGTGCTGAAAGATATAGACCATACAAAAAGAAATTAGGTGCTGGTATCAAATTACCTATGCCTAATAATATGATGGATGAAAATGGAAGAAACTGGAATGATGAGTCTATGTCAGCTAAACAGATGGGCGGAGTCCAACAAGCGAGTAAGAATGTAATTACCAGTTTAATTACAGGAGACTTTGGAGGAGCAGGGCCTCTTGCAAGAAACATTGCCCAGACTGCCGACTTGTTAAGTCAATCTAGCACTCAAGGAGTACTTGCTGCAGAGAAAATATCCCAGTTAGCTGCAAATACTGGGTTATCTGCTGACGAGATTATGCAAAGAAGTGTTGGTGTTATAGCCAACTCTAATACAGAATTATTATTTGCTGGTGTTATGTTAAGATCTTTTGAATATCAGTGGACTATGAGTCCTAGAAATAGATTAGAGGCTGCAAATGTCAGAATGATTATTCGTGCATTTAAACAGTGGTCTGCACCTAAGAAAGCTAGAAAGATGGAGAGAGCTGGAAGAACTGATGTAGGTAAGGCTGGTGGCCCCTCATTCTTCTTAGGAACTCCAAACATATTCAGATTGAGATTCGTTACTAATGGTAACAGAAATATTCTTGGGGTGAATAAATTTAAACCATGTGCTTTAACTAATGTTAGTATCAATTATACGCCAGAAGGCCAATGGTTAGCATATGAAAATGGTATGCCTATTGCAGTGAATATGTCTCTAAGATTTGCTGAATTAGAACCAATATATGACACTGATTATAGTGAGGATATTGCTAAGGAAAGACAATATAATCCTGACGATCCAGAGTCAACTGGAGATCTTTACCCAATTGGTGAGATTGACCAGGCAAGTCCATACGCTTCAGATGTAGGTTACTAAAATGCAAGGATATTTTTCTTATTTTCCAGACTTAAACTATGTTTCTAGAAGTGTAGACAGATCATCTAATGATGAATTTATACCTGTAAAAAACATATTCAGAAGACCCAAACTCCGTGATGACTTGAAGAGTGTGTTATCAGCATTTGAAGATTATGTTGTGCTTGGTGATGATAGACCAGAACAAGTTTCTGAGAGAGTATATGGTGATCCTAGATTTGATTGGGTGATCTTGACCACAAATAATATTACCAAAGTCAGAGATCAATGGCCTTTAAGTGCTAATGATTTCCAAAATTATGTCTTAGCAAAATATGGAACTGAGGAAAAACTATCAGAAATACATCATTATGTAACTGAACTATTACTGGATAGTAAATCAAGAATAGTTGTACCAGAAGGATTAACTGTAGATTCTAATTTTGAAAGTAGATATCTAGAAGAATCAATTAATGCTACAGAAATTAAATATAGTGGCACAGATCTACCTAATCTATCAAGTGTAGACAGTGCAGGCACAGTGAAAGATGCGGATGGTAATGTGATATCACATACAAATGTATTTTCGGTAAGTAACTATGAGTATGAAGAGAATGAAAATGAGGCTAAGAGAAGAATAAAAATACTACAACCTCAATTTTTAGATGCGGCAATTTCTGATATGAAGAGAATTATGAAATATGGTAAATCTTCAACGTTTATTAACAGTAAACTCAAAGGAGTGTACAATCCCAGATTGAGTGGGTCATAAAAAAAGGGGTCTTACGACCCCTTTCTTATTAGCAAACTACTTCAACTATGCAGTATGCTTACTCTTCAGCGAGTTTTTGGAAGTAACTCAGAGCATCATCTTCGTCTTCCGTTGTTGCGGTTGCAGCAGCAGAGAGATTAGATATCTCGTCTAGTTCCTCAGTGGATGGGCGATTTAACCCTTCACTTAGATCTTCTAGTTCTTCGGTGTCCATTTGAGGTGTGACAACTGCCTTTCTGGCAAGAACTGAATCTAAACGTGCTTTAAGTTCATCATAAGACTTAAATTGATCAGGAGCAGTGAACTCACTGAGGTCATAGATCTTATCATAGATCTTTTCTAACTCAGCATCATCATCTAAAAGTGCTTCTGTCTTACCAAACTCTGAACTATCATAGTTCCAGAATCCAGCAACTTGTTTAATCTTCAACTTGAAGTTTGCACCTTTCCAGAAATCAAAAGGATTGATTGGTTCTTCATCTTCAAACTCAGGTTGCATAGAAGCAGTGATCTTATCAAAGATCTTCTTACCAAACTTATAAAGTTTGACTTGTCCTTCGTTCTCAGGATTTGCAGAATCTTTTACGATATAAACGTTTGCATAGTAAGATAACTTACGTTTTTGTTTACGAGCAATGTCTTTATCAGATTCACGACCACTATTCCAAAGAGTTCTGTTAAGTTCTCCGACAGGATCGTTTTTACCAACAGTGGTTAAACTGTTTTCGATGTACCAACCACCTGGCCCTTGAAATGCATGACTCCATACTTGAGTCCATGGCAATTCAGCATTGGCATGTGCAGGGAGGAATCGAATAACTGCGTATCCGTTACCCGCTTTATCTACAGCTGGTTTCCAGAGGCGTTCATCTGTATTATTTCCGCCTTTTTCGTTGAGTTTCTCAACTTTTTTCATCAATCTCTCTGTAAGAGAGCCTGCTTTAGATTGTTTCTTTAATGCAGCAAATGACATTTAGTATTCTCCGTATTTTTGTATTGTTGGATTGTTTGTATTATAACATGTAATGATGTATTAGTCAATCTGGTATATCTTTTTCAAGTTTATCCAGAGTGGTAGAAAGAGTATCAAAAAATGCATTGATATTCTGACCATCTTTCAATCCTAGAAACTTTGCAGATTCTACGATTTGTTTTTTCATTTCAATAGCATCAGCATCTTCCTTCTCTAGTGACAGACGAAACATAAAGTTTCTTTGTTTTTCGAGAAGTTTTTTCATTTTATTAATATACAGATGCCCCTCTTCTGAGGAAGGATCTCTCATCCCTCTGACAGCGATACCTGTCATAATATCTTCTTGTAACTCCTGTATCTCGGCCATTGCGGCACGGACTGCTGGAGCCTTAAAAAATTCACTCATTAATAGTCCTGATGTTATTACTATTTATCTGTTTTAGATGCCCACATAGGTAGGTATATCAGGGTAAAAGCACTACCCCAGAAGGCGAGAAAGACGTATAAATGACTACCTCTATGAGGTGAAAATGCAAACCCTAAGGCTACAACAATCACCCAAACGTAGTCTACTATACCATGAAAGGTTTGCCAA